GTCACTGGAGCCACTACGCTTTCTTCCACTCTGGCTGTTACTGGCACAACCACTCTGACGGGTGCTGCCACTCTTACCGCCAACCCCACTCTGTCGGCTGGCACAGCCAACGGGGTTCTGTATCTCGACGGCTCTAAGGTTGCGACAAGTGGTAGTGCGCTGACTTTTGATGGGGCGAGTCTTGCATCAACGGCTGCGTGGGCTACTGGGAAAGGTCAGATTTATACCGATGCGTCATCAGGAAATTTATCTGGCATTGCAAACAGGTACAACGGCGTTGAAAAAGGCTACTTGTATTACGACAACACAAGCAGCACATATAACTTATACGGTGGCACTGGTGTTTCTCTGGTGTTCTCGGCAAACCTTGCAGAAAAAATGCGCCTGACCTCCACAGGTCTTGGCATTGGGACGAGTTCGCCTTCTACAAAACTTGATATATACGATGCCTCATCTCCAAGGGTTGCTGTTTCTGGCCCCTCAACTGCTACGGGGTATTTGGTATTTAGAAACACCACTTCTGGAGTTAACAGAGGATATGTGGGGTATGAGTTTGCCAACGATGCAATTCTGTTTGCAACTGCTGGCTCCGAGCGTATGCGTCTCGACTCCTCTGGCAACCTTGGTCTAGGGGTTACGCCGAGTGCTTGGAGTGCAAACTATAAGCCGATTCAACTTGGACAATACGCAAGTGTTGCGGCCGAAATTTCAACTGTTGGACAGGCTTTGTTCGCCAACAACGTATATGCAACTGGCACAGGTTCGTCTCCAACATACAACCGTGTTGCGGGTTCTAGTGCATCAATGTATTTGCTGGATGCCAACGTCCATAAATGGTTTACTGCTGGAACTGGAACTGCTGGTTCTGCCATCACCTTCACCCAAGCAATGACGCTGGATGCGAGTGGGAATTTGGGGGTTGGAAGTACATCCCCCGTTGCAAAACTTGATGTTAACGGTAGCGCAGTCTTGCGTATCGCATCGGCCACAGAAAGTCGCACGTTGGGTTTTGTTACTTCCAACGGCGTATATGGATGGACTATCGGTAACGGTGTTACCGCCTCTGCTGACCAGTTTGTGATTTACAGCAATACCGCTGGCGCGGCTCGGATGTTAATCGACTCCAGCGGGAATTTGCTGGTGGGGACTACGAGCCAATCTGGAAAACTTGCAGTTAGCGGAGCCGCAACTTCCGCACCGCTTGTTACTTTTAACAGTTCTACGGCTGGTGATGTTGGTCAACCTGGGCTTCGGATTGGTAAGCAGGACAACAATACGACAACTTCACAAATCATTTTGCAGGCCACCATTCTTTCCACTGGTGCGGGTGCTGGTCAAATCAATATGAACGGGGCTAACACATTGGCCTTTGGCACATATTCAGATGCTCGATTGAAAGAAAACATTGTTGATATACCACCTCAACTTGCCAACATCATGGCATTGCGTCCTGTTGAGTTTGATTACATTGCGTCTGAAGGAGGTGGACATCAAACTGGTTTTATTGCTCAAGAAATGCAAAAAGTTTATCCAGATGCTGTAGGTGAACGAGAAGATGGGATGCTTACTGTCTCGGCGTGGAGCAAAACTGAAGCCCGTTTGGTCAAAGCAATTCAAGAACAGCAAGCCATCATTGAACAACTCAAGGCCGATGTGGCCGCATTGAAAGGAGCATGAAAATGCAAATCACTTGGACAATCTCTAATCTCGACCGCCGTACCTCTGACGGTTTTGTAACAACGGCACATTGGACTTGTTCGGCAGTAGACGGAGAGTTCTCCGCTTCTGTTTACGCCACTTGCTCATGGGCTGAAGGACAGCCGACTGTCGCCTATGACGCTCTGACACAAGAAACTGTGTTGGGTTGGGTGTGGGCATCTGTGGACAAAGCCGCTACTGAGGCTGCTGTGACCGCACAGATCAATGCTCAGAAGAACCCTGTTCAAGCTTCTGGGCTTCCTTGGTAAATAGGCAATCCACCAGCCTTTGATGGTGGCTTATAGGAGAATCAGCATGGGAAAAAATGAAAAGACCCCACTGAAGATTGATGACAAAGAGTATCTGTTTGAAGACTTGACACCCGAGCAACAAGCGATGGTGAACCACGTGGCAGACTTGGATCGTAAGATCGGCACTGCTCGGTTTAACCTTGATCAGCTTGCTGTTGGTCGTGATGCTTTCATGGGGATGCTAAAGAAATCTCTTGATGGTGAGTAATGGAACCTTTATCGACAGCCTTGGCTGCTTTTGCAGCGGTTCAAAAGACTGTTCAAGTCATCAAACAAGCCCAAAAGACCATCAACGATGTGAGTTCTCTTGGGCCTCTGGTGTCTCAGTATTTTGGAGCCAAGCACGAGACAATTAAGGCTGTTGAGCAGGCTAAAAAGAAAGGTGGATCATCCTTAGCGCAAGCGGTTCAACTGGAGTTGGAACTATTATCTCAAGAGAAGTTTGAGAATGAGCTAAAGATGATATTCTTCACCACCGGGCACGCTGATGTCTGGGACAAGATAACAAAAAGGGTAGCAGAGGCTGAAAAAGAGGCTAAAGAAGCTCAAAGACGAGCCAGAGATGCTGCAATTCAGAAAGCTAAGAAAACCAAACAGTTCATTGAAACCTGTATTGGTGTCGGTTTGGTAGTGATCATTGTCCCGCCCCTGCTTTGGGTGCTTATCAACGGGATTATTTTTGCAAAAGATCAAGGATGGTTTAAATGACTGATAAGGAAGATATCAGCCACGCTGAAATATACGAAAGACTCTTGACAGTTGAGCAAAAAGTTGATAAGATCGACCGCAATACGCAGGATGTGGTTAAAGCTTTTAACGCAGCGGCAGGGGCTTTCACGGTATTAGAGTGGTTGGCTAAAGCAGTCAAACCTATTATTATTGTTGGTGCTTTCTTTGGCGCTATCTATGCTGCCGTAACTCATAAGGTGAATCCATGAAAAAAGCTAAAGGTCAAGAAAAAGTTGGTAAAGTGATGCGTGAGTACAAAGAAGGTACTCTGCATAGCGGTAAAGGCGGCCCCGTCGTCAAGAATCGTAAGCAGGCCATTGCGATAGCGATGAGCGAAGCAGGCATGGCTCAGAAGAAGAAAAAGAAGAAGTAAATGCGTGAATATAGCGTTGGTCTAAACCTCGTAGCCGATACACTGACTACGGTATATACGGTTCCTACTGGCTACTATGCTAAGTGGAACCTTATGTACTTATTTAATGGCTCTGGTTCGACTAAGCACTGCACTGTTTATTGGACGGATTCCAGCGCAAGCACTAATATTTATGTCTTGAATCAGAATACCGTATCAAGTAAAGAGTATCTTCGTATTGACGGCGGTGCTTATGTTGTCCTCGAAGAAGGCGATAAGGTCATGATGCAAAGCGAGGCTGGTAGTTCATTTAGCACCATCTGCACTTTTGAACTGATTAAGAAACAAGGAATTTGAGATGACTTACCTTGAACTTGTCAACAATGTATTGAAGCGACTGCGTGAGCCTACGGTTACTTCGGTCAACGACACCATGTATTCCAAGATGATTGGTGTCTTTGTAAACGATGCAAAGAGAGACGTAGAAGATGCTCATGACTGGAATGCTTTGAGCAATACTTTGACTGCCACCACTACGGATGCAGTCTTTAACTATGTTCTGGTAGGCTCTCAAAACCGTTTCCGTGTCATTGATGTGCTCAATGACTCAGAAGACACTGTGATGCAGTATCGTCCTACTCACTGGATGAACAAGGCTTTCTTGCTGGTAGATCAACAAAAAGCTGCTCCTGTGTACTATAACTTCAACGGTGTAGACAATAACGGAGACACTCAGGTTGATGTCTATCCTATCCCCGATAAAGCCTATACGCTTCGGTTTAACCTGATCATTCCTCAGCCTGACTTGGTTGCGGATACGGATCGTGTTGAAGTTCCTGATCATTTGGTGGCTATGTTGGCTTATTCCAAGTCTATCGCAGAGCGTGGCGAGGATGGCGGTGTTCAGTCTTCTGAAGCTTATCTCCAGTACCGTCTTGCTCTGGCTGATGCTGTCGCTATTGAGCGAAACCGCTACGATGAAGAAATCACTTGGGTCGGTATCTAAATGGCAGAACAGCTTTTAACCTCCAGTATCGCCGCCCCCGGCTTCATGGGGGTAAACACTCAGGATTCCTCGGTTCAGTTGGAGTCCGGGTTCGCTACCATTGCCCAAAACTGCATCATTGATAAGTTTGGTCGTATCGGTGCTCGTAAAGGCTGGCTTCCTAAGCACACGCTTAATACCGATACAGGCACTGCCAGTATCCAGTCCATTGGTGAGTTAATTGCCAATGATGGAACCTCTTATATTCTTGTTGCTGCTAATAATAAACTGTTTAAGCTCAATGGTTCAACCTTGACCACCTTGACCTATGGCGGTGGAGGTGTTGCTCCTACGATCACTAACAGCAACTGGCAGATGGCTGCTTTAAACGGCAAGATGTACCTATACCAGAGTGATCATGATCCTCTAGTCTTCGATCCTGCGGTGTCTACCACGCAATATAAGCGTGTTTCTGAGGTATCTGGATACAGTGGTACGGTACAAAGCGCTAACTGCGTTGTATCGGCCTATGGACGCACTTGGACAGCTAATACGGCTACCGACAAGAATACTGTTCAGTTCTCTGATTTGCTTGCTGGTCACATCTTTGCTACCGGCACTTCTGGTACTTTGAATGTAGCTCAGGTATGGCCTGCTGGCGCTGATGAGATTCAAGCACTGGCGGTTCATAACAACTATTTGATTATCTTTGGTCGTCGTCAGATTCTGGTGTATTCTAACGCCACTGATCCTCAGAACCTTCAATTGACTGACACCATTGTAGGCACAGGTTGTTGTGCTCGTGACTCGGTAGCTGTGGTAGGTACTGATATTCTGTATCTGAGCGATAACGGTGTTCGATCCTTTGGTCGAGTGGTTCAAGATCGTTCTGCTCCTATGACAGATATTAGCAGCAGCGTTCGTGATGAGCTGGTAGCTCGTGTGGGTGCTGAGAACCTAGCGAACATCAAGGCTGTTTATTCTGATGTCAACGCTTTCTACCTGCTTGTGTTGCCTGTCAGTAATGTTACTTACTGTTTTGACACACGTACTAAGATGCAAAACGGTGCGGCAAGGGTGACTACTTGGACTTTGACTCCTTCAGCACTGGCGGTAACTCGCAGCAAAGAAGTACTGATCGGTACAGAGAGCTATGTTGGATACTATGTTGGTAATTTGGACAATACTTCGTCTTATCGTCTGCGTTACTACACCAGTTACTTTGACTTTGGACAACCAACGGTCTTGAAGCTGTTGAAGAAGATTAGCTTTACCTTGATTGGTGGTAATGGATTAGACATTAGTGTTAAATATGGCTTTGACTATGTTGACAACTACCAGTCTCAGATCATCAATATTGGTAACACAACTATTGCTGAATATGGGCTTGCTGAGTACAACATTAATGAATACACTGCTGGTTTGATATTTGACAACCAAAAGATTCAAGCCGGAGGAGCAGGTAATATTGTTCAGTTAGGCATTGAATCAGACATTTCTAACAAAGAATTGTCTATTCAGAAACTTGATGTTTATTGTAAGGTCGGAAGGACTCGATAATGAGTAACTATACCAAAGCCACAGACTTTGCTGCCAAGGATGCTCTTGCTTCCGGCAACCCTGCAAAGATTGTCAAAGGCACAGAGATTGACGCAGAATTCACCGCCATTCAATCGGCTGTGAACAGCAAACCTGATGCTAATAATCCAACCATGACAGGAAACGCCAGCGCAGTGAACCTCACTGTCTCAGGCACTTTTACAGCCACCGTTGACGGAGGTACTTACTGATGGCTACCACTGATTTGTCTACTACTACTGGCCTCTTGTCTGGTCTTGGCAATATTTATGCTGCTAACCAAGCCGCAGGCGCACAGACCGACATTGCTAATGCTCTGTTGGCCCAAGGCCAGCAAGCGGCTGAGATGGCGCAGTTCCGTCCTGTTGGCATCACCTCTCGCTTTGGCACTAGCGGCTTTCAGTTTGACGATAAAGGTCGATTGATCGGTGCTGGATACCAAGTTGCTCCTGACATTGCTGCGCTGCGTGAGGCTCTGTTGACTCAAGCAGGTCAAACCGTTGGTGGTGTCTCTCAGACGCAGCCTCTGCAACAAGCTGCGCTGGCAGGCGGAACTGGTCTGTTTAACCTCGGTCAACAATACGTAGCTGAGTCTCCTGAAGCTGCTCGTCAGCGTTACATTAGCCAACAACAGGCTCTACTGGCTCCCGGTCGTGAACAACAACTGGCTCAGTTGACCAATCAACAACAGCAACAAGGTCGTCTTGGTTTGGCTGTTGGCGGCACTCAAGCTGGCTACGCTCCCGGCGCTCAGGGTTTGATGGCTACCAATCCCCAGTTGGCGGCTTACTACAACGCCATCGCTCAACAAGACGCTCAGTTGGCTGCTCAGGCTCAAAACGCTGCTATCCAGCAGGCTCAAGCAGGTCAAGGACTGATGACTGGAGGCTTGGGTGTTGCCGGTGGTGGGTTTAACCTTCAATCGCAAGCTCTGGCTCCGTTTACGGCTGCTTTGACTGGTGCTACGTCAGCAGAAACTCTGGGACAAGCTCCGTTGAGTCTTGGCGCTAGTCTGGGCGCTCAACAGTCTCAGGCAGGCGCTCAAGCGGGTCAATACCTGACTGGTGCGGCTAAGACCGCTGCCGATTACCAAGCTGGTGCTGCCAAGGCTCAGGTTAATGCTGTCAGTGGCTTGGTTGATCCTGTTGCCGCTTTGATCGGCAATCTGTTGGGTTAATATAAAGGATAGAAGTATGGCTACTGATCAATTTGCAGGACTCTTTGGTAGTCCTCTGAGTCAACAAGAACTTCAGAATCAACTGATTGAGCAACGTGCTGCTCAGGCGGCTCAACGAAGCTTGGCCGATACTGGTGCTTATTTGGGTTATAAAGGCGGTGCTCAGTTGGGTCAAGGAGTTGCTGGTTTGTTTGGACAACAAACTGTTGATCCTATGGTGCGTAAAGCCTCCGATCTTCGTCGCTTGGCTCAAGGCGTGGATGTCACCACGGTGGATGGCCTAAAGCAATACGCCATGCGACTACAAACTGCTGGTTTCAATGAAGAAGCTGCTAAACTCGCTGGTCAGATCAGTGTACGAGAGGCTCAAGAAGCTAAGACTCGGGCAGAGACAATGAAAGCCACTCGTGATGAGCGTGCTTTTGCTCGTGAGGATAAATTGCAAGCTGAACTGCAAGCACTTCCTGAAGGGGCCTCTGAAGCAGATATTCTTAAAGTTGTTCGTCAATATGGTACTCCTGATAAGGTTTTGAGTGCTCTGGAGCGTTCAAGCCTCAAGAAAGCAGAACTAGAAGCTAAGGCTCAGATTGAGAAAGAAAAACAAGAAGCCCGTGAGCGAGAGAAAGAGCGTGATCGTGCGTTTCAGGTTCAATTGGCTCAGTTGCAGGCTTCGTTGCGTCAATCGAACACGGACGTTCAGCGTCAATTAATTCAGGCTCGTATTGATGCTTTGAATGACAAGAAACAAGAAAAAGTAGACAAACAAGTGGCTGCTGCTGAAAACGCCGTTGCCGGTGCTGACCGAGTGATTGCTAAAGTAGACGAAGCTCTGCCCTTGGTGTCTGGACTAACTGCTGGTTTGGGTTCGTTTACCTCATACATCCCCGGAACCTCTGGCGCTAACTTGCGTTCTACGCTGGAGACCATCAAGGCTAACTTGGGCTTTGATCGTCTGCAGCAGATGCGTGATGCTTCTCCTACTGGCGGTGCTTTGGGTCAGGTGGCTGTGCAAGAATTGACTGCACTCCAATCCTCCTTGGCTTCGTTGGACATGAACCAGTCTCCTGAGAAACTAAAGAGTAACCTTGACCAGATCAAGTTCCATTACAGCCGCTGGCGTGATGCTGCTACTGGTAAACTACCCGCTGAAAAGCAGACTGCTCCCGGAGCTGCAGCCGCCCCAACGCCTGCACAGCAGCCCTCTGGCGCTACGACCAGCAAAGGCACTCGTTATCAGATCATTGACTAAGGATTATTATGCCTACATACATGATTGAAGGCAAGCGTGTTCAGACGGATACGCCTTTGTCTGACGCTGAGATTGATGAAATTGCTTCCTCTATCAAAGCTCCTAAGTCTGAGACACAGCCTTCTATGGCTGATCAAGCCAAACGACAAGCAGGACTTACTGCTAGGACAGCCATCACTGCATTGTCTTCCCCTGTGACCGCTGCGGCTGACTTCTTGGCTTCAGCGGCTAACGTTGGTTTGAACCTTGCCGGATCAGAAAAGCGTGTCCCTTTGTTGTCTCAAGTACAACAACAAGGATTGACTGCTATGGGTCTTCCTCAGCCTGAGTCAACGGTTGAAAAAGTTTCTCAGGGCGGTGTAGGAGCCATGCTTGGAGCCGCAGGAGCTGCAAAGCTTCTTCCGCAGACTGCTCTAGGTCAAAACCTCGTGCAACAGATTCCTGCCGCTGCTGCCGCCGGTGCTGTCTCACAGCCTGCTTATGATGTCACCAAAGAGCTGACTGGTAGCGATATTGCTGCCACTATTGCTTCCTTGGGTGCTTCTACCGTAGCTGCGGGAGCCGCTGGTAAGATGGCAGGCAAGATGACGCAGCCCTCTCAGCCTGTTGTAACGATGGATGAGATCAAACAACGAGCACAACGAGCTTATACCACTATGGAAGACGCAGGTGTAAGCCTGAAGAACAACAGCGCTCGTGGATTGATTGGAGATATGCGTAAAGCTCTTGAGGACGCTAATTGGCTACCTCAGAGTAAACAACAATCAGACATTGGCGATACTTTGCGTCGATTCAACCAAATTATTAAAGACAAAGATGTGTCGTTTACTCAATTGGAGCAAATGCGTGGTCTTGCCACTTCTTTGAAGAACTCCAATGAACCTAATGTCCGTCGTCTTGCTGGCGTCATGACTGAGAAGATTGATGACTTTGTGGCTAATATTAAATCTTCTGATATATCCACAGGCGCAGGAAACGCTGAAAAAGCCATTAAGAGTGTAATGGAAGCCCGTAAAGACTGGCGTAATCTGTCTCGTGCTACTGTGTTGGATGACATTTTGAATGTTGCTGATGCTAAAGCAATTAATCCTTCTGCTTCAGAAGCATCCATTATTCGTCAAAAGATGATTGATCTTCTGGCAGACAAGAACAAAATGCGTCTATTCTCGGATAAAGAGCAAAACGCAATCAAAGCAGTAGCCAAAGGAGGCCCCTTTGATCTGTTGTTGTCTACCACTGCTCGTTTGAATCCTCTACGTAGCCAGATTGCTTTTGGTAGTAACCTCTATGTTGCCGGTCAAAGCCCCGCTGCTGCGGCTGTAATGGGTGGCGCTGGTTTTGCTGCCGATAAACTCCAAGGCGCTGCTCAACGAAGCGCTACTCGTGGTCTGATGAGTGATATTCTTGGCGGAACTGTGCAAGAGCCTCTGCCTCGCACAAGTATTCAAGGATTGTTTTCTGCTGCGGTAAATCCGCCTCAATAAGATGCTGACACTGATCTCTACTTTTCTATCGTTCCTCATGGGCGGTCTTCCCCGCCTGTTGGATTTCTTCCAAGACCGGGCTGATAAGACCCATGAACTTGCCTTGGCCCAGATGCAGACTGAGCGAGAGCTGCAAATGCTCAAAGAAGGCTATGTGGCTCAGGCTCGGGTGGAAGAAATCAGAACCGATCAGTTACAGATTCAAGCCAATGTTGAAACCCAGAAGTATCAGCTCCAAGAGCGCCAAGCCCTCTATGAGCACGATATGTCTTTGTCTGAGGGAACCTCTCAATGGGTTAAAAACGCTAGAGCCATGGTGCGTCCTGCTATCACATATGGCTTCTTTGCCTTACTGGTGTTTGTCGATGTGTTTGGCTTTTACTATGCCATCAAAACAGGTGTAGAGTTTGATGTAGCCTTGAACCTATTGTGGGATGACGATACTCAGCAAATCTTTGCAGCTATCATTTCCTTCTGGTTCGGTACTCAAGCTTTCTCTAAGAAATGATCCGACAAAGCACCCTAGAGATGCTCAAACACCATGAAGGTGTGCGCCTAAAGCCCTATAGGTGTCCTGCAAGGCTTTGGACGGTGGGTGTCGGTCACGTGATTGATCCTAGCCACATAAGGGTTCCATTTGCCGATAGAATGGCTTTAGAGCTTCCAAAAGAGTGGGATCGTACCATGACCTTAACTGAGGTAGATAAACTGCTCCAAGACGATTTAAAGCGGTTTGAAGAGGGTGTTTTAAGGTTATGTCCTGCCACACGCACCAATGTAGGGCATTTTGAGGCTTTGGTGAGCTTTTCCTTCAATGTGGGGCTAGGAAACTTACAGAACTCGACATTGAGGATGAAATACAATCGTGCAGACTATGATGGAGCCGCTGATGAGTTCCTTAAATGGGACAAAGCAGGCGATAAAGTCCTGCCGGGTTTGACTAAACGAAGACAAGACGAAAGAAGCATCTTTCTAAGAGGATAAAAAAAGGGGCCTTTAGTGGCCCCTTAAAGTTTTCACCCTTCTACCAAAATAGTGCTATCTGGATGAAGCCTAAGAATATGATAATTCCGTGGCCTACCTCGATTTCTTCTGTTTCGACATCCTCAATAAAGATTGAGTCCGTATGAGCGATGCCAAAGGCAAGGCCATTGATCAGGGTAATGTTAAAGTCCATTAGAAACTCACTTCACAGTTACCGGCGGTACACGCCAGTTGTTGAGCACCTTCGACGTTATCGGTCATTTCAATGAAATGTTCCCAGTTAATGTCAGTAGGCATCGCAGAGGCAAGACTATGGTAAGTGTACTCATCAATCTCCTCGTAAGGGGCTTGCTTGTAAGTACCGCCATCATAGGGAAGATATGAGACCCCAGTGATTTCATCAAAGTGTTCCCAAGTCCAAGCGCCAACGATAGGCCACTCGTTCTCTTTGACACTGATGGTCACAGAAGGCTTATGCTCACACCAGTGACGCTGAAAAGCCAGCCATAGACGCAGGTGAGTCAACGCATCAATATCGTCTCGCAACACAGCGCCTTTCTCTACTCGCATGGGGAAGCTAAACACAGTGGTTGAGTCAGGCTTCATCACACAAGGCTCGGCAGGGATTCCCTGAGACTTCATGAACGAAGTAATAGGGTCTTTATTATCAGATCGAACACGGCGGATGAAAAACTGACTATGCTGAGGATGAATACCAGAAGCCGTACCTGTGAGTTGGGAGACTGTTCCCTCGGGCTTAACACAAGTGATAGCAGCACTGCGATTGATACCAATAGCGTCAGCAAATTCAGCGTTTGTACGAATAGCAACATCTTTCAGTTCCTCCAGACGGTTAGCCAACTCCGGGTCAGCAGGGTTGTTGATCAACGGGTTGTCGAGAATACCAGTCATTGACACGCCAAGCAAGCGTTCTTCTTCGGTATTGGTTTGCCAAATCTTACGCAGATAAGGGAAATGAGTCATGGTGCTTTGGAAAGTACCTAGAATCGTTGCAATACGAATCTTCTTAGCCAAAGACTCCATGGTGTCGCTACTACGCACCACTGCGGTGCTTAGGTTACAGAACTGATACGGACGCAGGATGATCTCCGAGCAGGGATTAGTACCCCACTCTTTATCAAACTCACGGCGACCATTCTTGCTGGCTTGCTTGACAGAAGCATAACGATTGAAAATGCCACGCTCACCAGAATGCGATTCATATATGTTCGACCACTCACGCATGAATTGACCCACAGAAGGCTTAACCTCGTAGACAGCAGAGTTGTTAGCCAGAGCACGCTGACCGTTACCGTCCCACCAACTACCGGCTTTAGCGTGAGCCATACGGTCATCAGAGAGATCAGACAAACTGATCATTGCACTACGACGCACTCCCCCAACAACGACAACTTCCCCGATCTTACAGAGAATGTCATGACACTCAAGGGTGTGCAGCTTACGCCCCGCAGCTCCTTTGAACTTAGCGACAACATACTTGAACAGCTCGACAAGAGGCTCTGGGCCTGATGCCCGTCCACCGAAGGTTTTAAGCCGAGTTCCGGCAGGCCGTACAGCAGACACATCCCACTTCGGAATCTCTCCAGCGTATAGCAGGGCAATAACTTGTCGCAAAGCCTTAGCCCAACCTTCTTTGGAGTCCTTGACAACGATAACTGTGCCACTATCGTACAGATTCTCAGGGATTTCAGGAAGTTTGTTAACATACTTTTGCTCCACGCTAAAGCCAACACCAGTGCCACACAACAAGATATACATAGCCTCATCAAAGGCTTTGGGATCATCCACAGGCAAATAAGAGCAGTTGTATCCTGCGATATTCTGACGCTCCAGAGCCTCTCCAGCCGTCATAATTGATCTCATTGAGGGCATCACTTCCAGATTAGTCACAGCATCTTGCAACTCGCTACGAAGCTCAGGCGTAAGAGTATATTTCATCTTCTCCTTCAGGTGTTTCTCCATGAAGTCAAAGTAACGGTTTACAGTCTCGGGCCAGTGCTCACGGCGTTGCTTATCGTCCAAGAAACGGGAATAGCGGCTTTTGGCGATGTAAGTGGCGTAAGGGTTTAGTTTTTCAGTTTGCATTTTCAATCATCCTTTTTGCTTTCATTTGTTGATTTTTCGCTCCTCCCATCAGCATGGACACACGCTGATAACCATAACCCATCTGATGCAGCGTTTTGGCAAAAGCAGCTAATTCTGGATTATACTGCCTACCTCGGCTCCAATGATCCGGATTACCTAGCTCATTCATAGGCGGTTTTTCTGTTTTTATAATAGAACTTTCAATTTCCAATGCTTCCTGTTTTGTCAGTGCTTTTTTCTCTATTCTAACAATATTCTCCAAAGTAAAACCTTTGTTATATTGTTCCTGAAGCCATAAAAAATGTTTTTCATTTCTTTGGTTTCGTCTACAACACCAAGCCCTGTCGTATCGGCCCACACCTATATATTGTCTGGAGCCGTTTTCAGGGTCAATGTGAGAGTAGACATAGTAGGTTTTGTCTGTCATCATTGTCCTTCTTCTAGTTCAATCAGTTTTTGCAGATAGTGGATTGCTTTACGCAGATCGTCCACTCCCCCTTTGTCTTTCCAGCGGGACACGTATTTTACACAGTTTCCTTCAAAATAGCCAAGGTTATTTACATAAATGTAGTCCCAAGGCTGGATTTCTTTGTCACGATAGTGACTTCCGCCTACTTGAACTCCGTTAGAACCGTGGTGTTGAATACTTTTGATGTATTCAGCTAATGTTACTTCCTTTTCCATACTTTTTCTCCAAATATTCAATGCTGAGGAACATTTCATCAAAGTGTCCGTCTTTAACCTCGTTCATCACGAGAAGTCCACGCCAATGGCGGTTGCTAAGTTGATCCATGTAACTTTCATCGTGAAGATAATAAGACCCCACCACGATAGCAGTAATAGGAACTCCGTCAGCCCTTTTACCATACGCCACTGCTTTTCCTTGCTGATGTCCAGCAACGCATGACATATGTAGCTTACTGATAATAGCGGCAGGAGAAGATGCAGGTCGTCCCATTGCGCCAACAGGCCAATAGTGATTGAACCCAACGCCATTGATGAATACAGGGCGAAGGAAAGCATGAACCTCCCAGTCTTTCTCATAGTTTAAATCCTTTACTGAAATGAGGCCCTCAAGCGTGGGGTTGTTGTTTACCGCCCTGTCAATTCGATTCTCGTGATTTCCTAGCGTCAAGACCATGCGAGGCTTGTATACCTTCTCTTTGTTCTTACGCTGACGATCCTGCAAGTCCCTCAGAGGCTGCAATAGCATCTTCATGGCCTTATGAACAATCTCAACATCCTTCTTGTATCGAAGGCCCTCAAAGTATTTAGAGCCTTTGATGTCGTGACTGCTGAGACTAGGCATATCTGCAAAGTCGCCGATATTGACAACAACATCAGGACGATACTCACAGATCGCTTCTCCAGCCCATGAGAGGTGCTCCAGAGGAACACCCTCACGAACTTGACAATCAGGGATGACTAGGATTCTCATTTGTATGTCTCGTCTTGGGAAGAAGGAATCAGGTCTGGATTTTCTAACACAAGCTTTTCAAATACTGTTCGATCCATCTCCCGACCAGAAGCCCTAGACTCATTAGGATCATTAAACGGCATAGCAACACTGTAAAAGACTTGCTCACGGATGTTATAACCATAATGCCCTTCTAAGAACTGTAGGAAGCTCTCTACGACATTAACCCATGTGGTTCCGTCTTCAAACTGTAAGTCTGTTTTGGTAAGCACACTAGGATATAACCCTATCGGTTCATTATCGTCTTCATAACGAAAGGTATAATTAACGCTCATCTCCACTACCTCCAATTTGGTTACGTTGTTTACGATCTTCAAGCTTATCAATGTTAGTAATAGCAACATCTTCCAGCTTGATATTGAACTGTTCAGCAATCATGGCGATAAACCACAGACAGTCTCCTAGTTCTTTCTTCATGTCCTCCTTGAGAATTGAATTATCACGGAAATGTGCATCACGAAGATATTTTGCCCACTTTCCTGCAACTTCCCCGGACTCAGCAGCAAGACCGGGGATGAGATACATCAGCCCTTTAGCGGTCGATAGGGCATAAGTTTCAGCCCTGTCTTGATACTCATTGAACTCCATTCATAGCCTCCTTCACTGACGGAAACAAAGCAAAGATGATAGCACGACATTGTTCTGCTACTTCACGATGTTCTTTCTGTGTTGCAGGATCACAACGAATATCAATGTAGTGAAGCCAGCTACGAAGAGTTCCGTTCATATACATCTTACTCATTGTCAATCCTTCCGGCAACAAAGCTCTAGCAGTCTCTTTAGCAATTCCTTTGTCCAAGGCTTGAGCATATAGACTACTGGCCTTCCCGATCATCTCAGCTTGAGCTTCCTTCCAAAACTGGTGTAGTTCTCCGTTGTCAGTCTGGAGGCTGTTCTGACGATTCAGTAAGTCCTGTGTGCGGCACTCACGAACATCAAAGCCGTTAGCAACAGCATATCGTTGGCTGAACTCTTGGAAACTGAAACTACGGTGTCTCAGGATTTGACGAGCAATATCCCGTGTGGTTTCAATCTCCATGCAGACGTTCACCATCTCGAAAGGACTCCAGTGTTTATGCTTTATTAGGTACTTCAAGAGTTTCGGGGAAGAGGTCGTGTTGTTCTGGTTCTCGGGATTGCTCACCCGAGCCATGTACGCTATCAGATTCTCCCCGTTCGGTGTCCCCCAAACTAGTTTCACTTGGCTCATATTTCTCACCTTCCTCGATTCCATTCTTAATTGCAGTCAGGATTCCTAGATTTAGGAGCATCCCCATTTCTGTTGAATTTAGATCAAAACTAAAGTCAGCAGACCCGTCGTCATTCTCTTTAATCAGATTTACTTTCACGGCAATTCCTTATAAAGTATTCAGCATCAACGATGGCTAGAGGCTTACATTGATTCTGTTTGATAAAGACAACAGGCTCATGAGTCCCATGTGAGCAGGCTTGGTTGTAGAAATCATAGACGGCAATACGAGCATAGCTTTTGCACTCGATCTGCCACGGATAGATTCTACGAGCCGCTGGAGAGAGCATAACGTCCTCTCCACCTGCACCCATTGACGTTGACTTAATATCGTCTCCTTCAAGCTCTTTGGCTGCGTTCTCCAACATCCTTGAAGCAACCCACTTCTGTAGGTTTCGTCCTTTTGCTTTAGCTGATGATGTCTTCACTGTTTCGTCTTCTCGTATTGATGCAACAAAGAGGCAAACGCATCGGTAAACTCTTCGTCATGGTTAGTCTTTCCCATCGTGAACAAAATCGCATGAACAAGCTCATGGCACAGGGTTTGGTCTGTGATTTGTTTGTTCATCCCTGCTCGGATCAGAATCTCTTGTGTTGCAGGATTGCAGGAACCATAGTCAGCCATGCCCTCGATGTAGCGGATTGTCCAATCAAACCCTGCTAACTGGAAGGAGGCGACCAAACTTGCTGTGGGGTTCTTAGGAGCCATAGAAGCCTCCCATTTTCCAATACTCTTTCTGCATCTCCATCATACGCTTTAAGACACGCATCATACAGTTCCTTTTCAGTCTTACAGTCCTTGAGGATTTTAGCGGCTTTAGCCACTCCAATGCCCTTCAAGCCCTGCACGTTGTCAATCCTGTCACCAGTCAATATCTGACTGTAGAAGCTCACCATTCCGTCCCACTCAGTAACCCAGTATTTCTCTCTCTTAACAAAGTTATAATGCCATCCTGTTAGCTGGTCTAAGTCCTTGTCAATCGAGCATATCCAGAAGTTACCTTTCTGAGCTTCAATGGCGATAGCGTCATCAGCTTCCATACCTTCAACCTTTATAGCCCCCAAGCGCTCAAGATGATCTCTAATGGCTTGATAATGCTTGGGGCGTTTAAGGTCTTTACGGTTTCCCTTGTATGGAACTGTCTTAGCAACTTCGTGACGGAAGTTACCAGAACCAGTGATGTAAGCCTTGTAGTCTTCGCACTTAAGATCATCATAGACAATCTGGAACACCAAGTCTTTCACTCTGGCTAAGGCAAACTTCTCGTCCTCTTCCTCAGACGCAAACCCCACACGATAAGTAATGATGTCTGAGTCCAAGAGAGCCACCTGTGGTAGTTCAGAGGGTGACATCTTCCTCTTCTTTAGCGTCAGGCACGTAAGTCTTCACCTCGGTGACATACACCTTCTGGATCGAAGGAGCATTACCATGCTTTGCAGACAGCTTATGCTTGTATGCCGACACAATGGCGTTGCACTTGGAGCCGTTCCCCAAAGCATCTACGGGAACAATAGCACCATCAGGGCCTTCGGGATTAAACAAATACTTGCTCTTACCAACAATAAAGTTACCCATGGAGTCTTTGTATTTGACCTTGATACCAAGACCAGTCAACTTAGCCACATCGTCATCACTGATGTTACCGATGGTGCATTCGTAACGGTCGTTGGCTTCGTTGAAGGCTTTGTTAAACTCAGCCATCCATTTAGTCCAGAACAATTCACCAGAGATTTTGACGGGTTTCAAATCACTCATTTTCAATTCCTTTGAAAGTTAAAAATACTGCTTTCGCAGCGGGTTATTGTAGAATCCCAGTGTTATCGGAATTCTGCAAATCGAGATATTCTAACGCATTATAGAGGATTGCAGCGACTTCTTCGGGCAAGAGTGTGTTGCTGTAATACAACATAAACTCTTTCTCGTAGATGTCAATCACAATCTTTTCTTGTGGTTCTTCAGTGTGTTTCACGCCAGTTGGCCCCTATTTTGTATTCGCCATCCAAGGGACAACGAAGGTTGAAATGCTCTCCTGCTTCTACGATAGACATTCTAGCAGCTTTTCCGGCTTCTTCAGCGATCTCTTGTGGACACTCAAACTGGAACTCATCGTGAACATTTGCAACAAGCTTCACAGGCCACTTGTTTGCTCTGATCTTATCATGAAAAAGAATCAAAGCCTTCTTCATAACAATTGCACCAGCTCCTTGAAGTAGCGTATTGAGGGCGGCGTGCTCCGAGCGCACCCAAATCTTGCGACCATCCAAGCCGGGGACATAACCCTTGTCCGCATACTTGGCAACAGTGTTACGTAGCGTCTGCAACGAGGGAGTTGCGGAAAGAAACTTGTTGATAAGCTTGGTTCCAGTAGATGCGTCACCACCAACGATGGAGCCGATCTTCGCTGGCCCCGCACCGTATAGGAAGGCATAAATAAACGTCTTCGCATCATCTCTAGTTGGTAGCCCCGCAGCCTTTTGGTTGAGGGTGTGAACATCCGTTCCATCCTTTGAGCTTCCTTCACAGACCGTTTTGACATAGGTTTCATCCTTCATGTAATGAGCCAACATACGCAATTCAAGACCAGAAGCGTCACAGCCGACAAGAACATTACCGGCATCAACAGTCCAGCACTGACGACACTCAGGGCCATATAAGCTTCCTGCGTTTGGTATCTGAGCCATGTTAGGCTTAAAGTGAGTCATGCGTCCGGTAACTGCTCCATTGGTGTTTACACGTCCATGAACCCTTCCGTCCTCTTTGACTTCATCAACCCATGATTCAATCTGGGCGATACGCTTTTGCACCAAAAGATACTCAGCAATCACTTTAGCTTCTGGAATATTGACATTCATCAGCGTGCCCTCATCGACCATGGGTTGTCCAGTCTCAGTAAACTTCTTAGGCTTCCACCCAAGTTCAATCAGCTTTTCACCAATTTGCTTTCGAGAGCCGGGATTGAAGACAACGATTTCATCTTTAAGTCGCTTTCCTGTTTTTTCTGAGAATCGCTCAACTGAATAGGGAGGCCATCGCTGCTGCATTTGTTCATTGATTTCTGCCAATCTTCCTTTGAGGTTAGTAAGTAGCATTGTTGCATGGGGAATGTCCAGTTTGAATCCGTTTCGTTCTTGCTCATTGATGATCATTGCCACACGATGTTCGAGTTCCACAGACTCTTGAGAAAACTTATTCTTCTCTAGTCCTTGTGAAACATGATGATATACATCAACCAGAACATCCACATCCCGTATACAGTAGTACTCAAGCAGACCCATAATCGGGTCATCAAAGCACTCACCAGAATATTCTTGCTTTTTGTCATTCATCCACTCCCAAATCTTTGGATAGTCTACCTTGTGTGTGCTTAAACTCTTTCCGTAGCTTTCCAAGCTGTGTCCGTTCTCTCTCGTTGGCTCTAATAGACGCCCTGCTACCAGTGTGTCGAATATCTGCCTCAAAGTAATCTTCGTTTTCCATAACTTGTTCAATATCGGAAAATCGAACCCGACCCCGTTGTGGGCGATTATCTGTGTAGCCGAGCTTAGATAGTCGCTTAGGCCATTGTGATCTTTCCATACACGAATCTCCTGAGTGTCAATGTCCTTCGTTACGCACATCCAAATCTTGTTGTGCGCTAGGTTTGATTCTATGTCCAGTGCAATTCTCATGCTCTTCTTTCAGTTTTTCATAGGAGTTGATTAGGTCGTGGTATCTGGATTGTAACTCATAATACTTGTCTTCCAAGTCCATCAACCTTCCAACAATTTGATCAAGACTCATCATGTGTTCTTCTCCTTGAGTTTGGCTTCGATGACTCTGGCAAAGTCATTTACCCAATAACCAAACAAGATACGATACTCATCGCAAATTGGCTTTAACTCATCTTGCGTCAGCCCCTGCCATTCACGCTTTGGTGCTTCATCTGGGCAATTGCAGGTAGATGCTGTGCCTAGTTCCCATCGTTGGTTACATTTACAACATTGTCCGTAAAACATAGTCACTCCTTAATGCCGTGTGCGGCTTCAATGATTCGGACAAAATCACGCAAAGTTGCTGTTCCGCTTGGAGGGAAAGGCAAAGCATCAATCTCATCATCCGTCAGCGGCTCACGCTTGGGTGGGGATGTGTAGAGGGGTGTCACAGGGCCAGTCGCCCAATCACTTGGGTCGAATTCATGCAGGTTGCCGTTGTATCGCCACGCCACAGGCTCTGACTGATCGAAAGTTTCTTTCGATTCAGTTGATCTTTGATCAACGTCTGGTTGTTTATAAGCATCTTTGTAAAGACCAAGACGCTCGTTTTCATTGTGCAAGGCTTGTAAGGCTTTTTCTTGTGCCAATGCTTGGTTGATGGCGGTGATGGCTTCCGTTTCTCTTTCCCACGCCTTACTTCCCGGCTCAGTATCTGTTTTTACCAACGCATCCAACGCCAGCCTCAAGGCAGCGTCCTTCATTTGATGTTCATCCATAATCCCACCTGTGCAAAAGCATAGCCAGTCCAAATCATACCATTAGGTAAGTCCCCTTTGAGCCATTGTAGCACTCCTACAACAGCATACCCAAAGCCAGTGGCTCCAACGATGAGGTGTTCAATGCTCATGCCTCCTCCCAATCAACAAAGTCCCAGTTCCAAATGTCACACTCTTCTACACGCTTGCTGTTCCTAAAAAAGTTTTCAAGAAAATCTTGTGCTCGTTCAACATTGTGCCCAGTGACAGCAATTTTGATAGTGATTTCATAGCAAGGCACATCTTCTATACTCCAGTCTTCCATCATAGTTCCTCCAAAGTGACTTCTCTCATTCTCCCTGTGTCCGTATCGTATTTTAGCTCACAAGCAGGGCCAGTGAGACCGCAATACCGGTTTTTCGCAACGGAGACCTTGGTGATGTGCCTCACATTAGGGTCTTCTGCCATTGAGTTACGCTCCAATGTTATCACAGCGTCTGACAACTGAGCAATTGCACCGGAGCCTCGTAGTTGTGATAAAGAGACAGCCTGTCCGTCCTCGTGTCCTTGGTTGCCGTTAGGCCGCTTGAGGTGACTCACCGCCACCAAAGTAACATTAAGCTCCTGCACCAAAGTCCTCAAGCGAGTCATCATCTCATCAATGGCCTTACGCTCATCACCGTTATCCTGTCCCGACACAACAATGCTGATGTGGTCGAGAAAGATCAAGCGACAATCGCAGGCTTTCACCATGTAGCGGATGCGGTTCAAGATGTTGTCAATGTTTGTGCTCCCAAAGTGATCAAACAAGTAAATTCGATCAGTCCCGAGTGTAGCATCAAAGGCGTGCTTGAGTTCTTCCTCGCTCACCAAAGTGTCAGGCAAATGCAACTTCTTGTTGGCTTCCAAGCTCATGATGCTACGGGCAGTCTTCTTAACCGATTCTTCCAAGAACAACCCACCAATGTTCCACTTTGTTGTCTTAAGCACATGATACAGGATTTCCCGCAAGAACTGACTTTTACCAAGTCCAGAACCAGCAGTAACCGTGATCAACTCAGCAGGTCGAAGGCCATAAAGCAGCTCATTCAAGCCTTTGAAGGGATACAAAGCATCAGCGGGTTTCTCTGGTGCGCTTACCTCTTCCCAGAGCGTAGAGCCTGCAACGATTCCATCGGGCACATAGGTTTCTGCTTTCCACCAGACGGAAGAAACGAATTCAGCAGCCAACCCAGAAGCAAGGTAATCACACGCATCTTTTTTGTCCTTAATATGTTTCACAATCTTGGCTTTTGAGCCAAACAACTCTGCCACTTCCTCTGCTGCTTTGCGTCCCGGTTCATCAGCATCAAAGCAGATCACCACATTATCAAAAGAGTCCAACCACTCATAACTGGCTTTACAGTCCTTCAGAGCCGCTTGTGCGCCATTTCTGATCGACACAACAGGCCATTTGGAGCCTAGCATCTGGTAGCACGCCAAAGCGTCTAATTCTCCCTCTACTATGGTGATGTATTTACCGCTTTTAGGGAACAGGTTTTGCCCAAACAACTGAGCCTTGGCCCATTGCCCCTCAACGGCAAAGGTCTTGTTTGCGACATGACGCACCTTTGAGGCCACATACATACCGTCAGAATCCGCATACGGATAGATATGCTTACCGTCCACTTGAGTGACTTTAAAGAAATCACAAGTTTCCCATGTAATCCCTCGATCACCAATGGCCTTAACTTCACCTTGAGTTAACATTTTAGTTTCCATTTTAGGTTTAGTGGGTTGAAAATCCACATTATCTAATGACTCAATTGCTCCGCATTTGAAGCAATACGAGTGACCATCATCATACAAGGCATTTGCATCGCTCGATCCGCAATGATCGCACCCTATATGCTTCAAAAAGTCACTTTTGGTCTTGGTCAGCATCTTGTTCCCTTTGCTTTAAAGCCTTTGCCGCATCCTCAAACCCGGCATGGTTCAGGTAGGAGATACACGCCCAAGCCTCAGCCTTTCGTGCCTGTTCCAACAAATCCCGCATCGAATCCTCGTTGAATCTGTATTCGCTCATACCTTCTTCCCCTTAAAATCACGCATTTGAGCGATTATTTCCTGTAGGACTACCTCCGGCACTATCCCATGCGCTTGGTAGCGTTGTAGGGTGGTTTTAATTGATTCTAGACGCATTTGGTTGTCCACAGCATCCAGAGCACAGTCCGCAAGGAACTTATCCTTGGGTAATTCATAGTTGAATTGTATGTTCATGTCAAACTCCATTTTAAAAACGACAAACACAAGGCAATCATAACAGCACTCATGGTTTTTTGTCCCTTTCGTCCCAAATTTCCAACATTCGTTCATAGACATGGACAAAGAAGTGTCTACCCTCTTTGTCTGCGAATAGTGTCGCCACATCATCGACCAAACCCCAATAATGGGATTCTTTGATCATAGACAACAACTCTTTTTCTGTATCTTCGTTCATTTTTGGCACACTTCTTGCAATACTATAATGATTCTTTAATGTAAGAATTTAAAGATATTTATAATTAACAATATCTTTAATATCTTCATAGTCATTAAAGTCTTCTTTGGCCTCGGTGTCCGTGTCGTCAATGGTCATTAGGTCTTTTCGTTCAATCACCGGAATGATATGCTTCACATCATTAAAGCACGAGTTACACAAGTCTACAAATTCGAATGTATTTGCGTTTTTTCTAGTGGCTTCAAAGTCTGTCAGCATGGTGTCACAGCAACGGCAGTGCATGGTTGATCCTTTCAAAAGGGCGCAGGTGGCGATTGTTTAAGTTGATCCCGATTATAGGCCTTCTCCTGCGCTGGTGTCCATGGTGTCAAAGGCCATGACGGAAAAGGCCAAACAGGGGTGTCAGGGTATGGTTTACTCATGTCAAAATCCTTCAATGTTGTGAAAAATGATGTTATACATGGCGTCTATCACTTCGTCATTCTCCCTTGAATACCCACCAGCAGCAAAAAACATCGCAATTCGTTTAAACTCTGATGGCTGCTCATGAGATAACATAATCTCATGGATTGTTAATGCTAAGATTTTCTCATATCTGCTCATAAAAGCCTTCAAAACACTTGATAAACGATGTTACCATCATCCGTGATACCACAGACACCCGTGTTGTCGCACAAATAGTCCATAACAGCCTGTTTTTTGTCGTCTTCGTCTTCTATATCTTTAAGGTCAATATCATAATTCTCTGCTACATCTCGCCAATAATCCTCGTTGAAATCACAACAAAGTCCGATAACATCGAATTCCAGTTCTTCAAAAGTGTCATTTTCCCATTGTTCCAGATAGTCCCATAACAGCTTAAGCCCATCAGGTGAAAAGCTTGAGGGACGCAGGCGATAAAACGCATCACGGAATTCATAAAAATCAATGGTTTTCTTCATGGTGTTTACTCCTTCGGTTGGTTGGTTGATCAGATGAGAATATCAAAATAGGCCAATGCCCCGATGGTGAGACAAAGCCCGATAAAGACAGCGAGGGCGATATCTAAGATAGCATCCCAATTGCGCTTAGTGGTGAATATGTTGCGGTTGATCATGGTTAGTTGCTCCTGTGGTTGGTTAATCGTAGATGTAGCAGTCGGTTTTAGACACGCTCAACGATGCCTGATACATGGCTCGGGCTTCATCGACATAGTGCCCGTGCTTCTCGCAGAACTTTAGGTATTTCTTGCGTTGTGCCAGAGGGTGCCAGAACTCACGCTCTGCAACCATATCAAGTTCATGCAAGCATAGGTAGCAAAGGTCTTCTATCGTCTTGTGAGCCGTGTGGTCGTATCCTGTGCCATCGGGCAGGGCGTTGAGTGCTTTGTCAAAGTTCATGGTGTCTGCTCCTATGCTTGATTGATGGTTTCATTGTAGGCGGGCTTTAAAGGCCCGCCATAGGTGTTTACCCTTGGTTTAGAGCGTGAATGAATGTAGGTTATTGGCGTAGCACACATCACCTGTTGACAGCACATAAACTGGTTCATCACGACGATACAACTGGTTGCGATTCACGCCTACAAAGCGGATGCCTACAATTGTGCCCTCTAAGGTTTCACCATCTTGATGAATCATTGTGTTACGCACCGTGGCTGTCTTGAACAGTTCATATTTTTTTGGGTTGCGCTCAAAGTCTTGAAAATTGAATTTATCCATGATTGCGTATCCTTTGCAAGTCTGACAGAACCCTGTGCTCTGTCATTGAATCTAGTATTCCACCGTTTGCCGTGGTGAACATTAGGGAAAACCCTAGGTTTTGGTAACTTTACAATTCTTTACACTAGACCGATTTAAACGGCTTTAGAGCGATTATTTTCATCCAAGCCACTCCACCCTTAGACAAAGTTATTAACACCACTAGTGCCTGTTATACACAGCCGTGGGTCTTATATAAGACTATAACCTGTGGATAAGTGATACATCATAGGGTATAGTTGTCCACAACCATGGATAACTTGTGGATAACTTCAGCGGATGCTTTATAGTCTTTGCCTATAGACTTGGATGTCTTTATAGGTTTAGGCTTGGGTGTCTTTAGAGGCACCTTCAATGACCTCCACTTACGACCACCAAAGTTCTCCACAGTTTATCCACAGACACAAAAGACCTACTGTGATTATCCTGTGGATAACTTTACTGACCCATGAGTCATTAATATCGTTATAATTTATAACTATATAGCACCATATAAGTGCATACTTATATAAGTAACTGCTTATATATGCTTGTGAGTGAGTGCTCACTAGGGGGGAGGGGCGTTGGTGGGAACGTTGTTGTTACTGTAGCCTCCAAAGCACACAAAAAAGTAAAACTAGAAAGCAAAAAAGTCAGGAAAGTTGACTAATAATTAGGGACAGAACAGATTATGTTAAGTTATTGAAAACAAAGAAGAAATAGACAATAAAAGTTATTGAGAATGAATTATCAATAAAGGAACCTGCGCACCCTAAGAGGGGACTTTAGAGTGAAGTCTCAAAATAGTTGTTGACAAAACAGTAAAAGTATGCTACATTTCAGCCCATGATTATAATATTCTTCTAAGTCACTAGGGATGAACTAAGAAGTAAACAAAAGTATACTTTAACGACCTGCTCATTCAGTTCATTAAGTTTTCATATACGTAGTTATTAATCGTTAGTCTTGTTACGGTATTGTTTACATTATTTGTTTACATCAAAACTACATTAAAGTATATAGTAGGGCTTAGAGAAAATTATAATTGTTTTGTCTAAAAACTAATGTTTTGTCTATCTCCAAATAAGGATAAAGATGGAAGAAGAGAAGAAACCGAAGAAAAGGGGTCGTCCCCCGAAAAGTGATCTTGTTGCGGTTAAGAACAAGAACAAAGGTATCATGGGGCGTCCCAAGGGCGATACGGCAATTATCAATGAATATAAGCAACGGATGCTTACTTCGCCCAAGAGCGCCAAGGTGCTTGAGGCCATTTATGATGCTGCTTTGAACGATGAACATAAGAACCAAGCAGCGGCGTGGAAATTGATTGTCGATAGGATTGTGCCTGTGTCTGTCTTTGAGCAGAACAAAGGTGGTGGTGGAACCCCTCAGATCAGCATCAATATCAGTGGATTAAACTCTCCTACCGTTGAGGCTGAAGAAGTGCATATGGACATTGTGGACGTAGAGCCACGAGAGGTTGAGGATGACAACGCTTAACTTCTCGCTGCTGAAGTGGCAGCAGACGGTATTCAAAGACAAGACACGATTCAAGGTTGTTGCTGCTGGTCGTCGGTGTGGTAAGTCAAGACTGTCAGCGGTGAGTTTGTTGATTGAGGGTTTGAACTGTCCTGATGGCTCTAGCGTGATGTATATCGCCCCAACGCTAGGGCAGGCCAGAACGATTATTTGGGACTTGTTGCATGAGCTTGGTCGTCCTGTGATTAAGTCCAGCCACGTCAACAATCTTGAGATCACGCTCGTTAATGGTAAGAAGATTCTCGTAAGAGGGGCAGACAATCCGGATAGTCTTCGTGGTGTGTCTTTAACCTTTGTGGTGTTGGACGAATGTGCATTTATCAAAGAGGATGTATGGCAAAAGATCATCCGAGCCTCTTTGAGTGATAAGAAAGGTAGAGCCTTGTTTATCTCCACCCCGAGTGGACGTAACTGGTTCTACGATGTTTTTAAACTTGGACAAGAAGGTTCTGACGAAGAGTGGAAGTCTTGGCACTTCACCACTGAAGATAACGAAACCATTGATCCAAAAGAAATTGAAAACGCCAAGAAGACTCTGAGCAGCTTTGCGTTTAAACAGGAATATTTGTCTAGCTTTGATACCGCAGGTGCGGATGTCTTTAAGGAAGAGTGGTTTAAGCTTGCATCAGAACCTGACTTTGGTACTTATTATGTTGCTGTTGACTTGGCTGGCTTTGAGGAAGTAGGAAAGAACGCCAACAGCACCAAGCGTAAGCTAGATGAGACTGCAATCGCAATTGTCAAGCTGAAAGAAAATGGAGATTGGTGGGTTCATAGCATTGAACACGGGCGTTGGGACATTCGTGAAACTGCTGTTAATATCCTGAAGGTAATTAGAGACTTCCAACCCAGTGCGTTAGGGATTGAGCGAGGAGCCTTGAAGAATGCTGTGTTGCCTTATTTAAACGATTTAATGAGGAAAAACAACATATATGCTCACATTCACGATCTTACGCATGGCAATAGGAAAAAGTCTGACAGGGTTATCTGGAGCCTTCAAGGGCGCTTGGAACATGGTCGAATCACTTTTAACGAGGATGAAGACTGGGATGAGTTCATGGATCAACTCATCATGTTCCCTACCGCTGGCGTGCATGATGACTTAGTAGACGCATTGAGTTATGTTGACCAATTGGCAATTGCTAACTATAATGTAGACTATGAAGATGAAGATTACGAAGTTTTTGATGAAATCTCGGGGTATTAAATGAAACAAGGACTATACGCAAACATCAACGCCAAGCGTCAGCGCATCAAAGCCGGCAGTGGCGAGAAGATGCGTAAACCGGGCACTAAAGGTGCTCCCTCGGCGCAAGACTTCAAAGATGCGGCTAAAACCGCCAAGAAAGTGAAAAAGAATGGCTAAAGACCCTCGCTTAGAGAGAGCCGGTGTATCAGGCTACAACAAGCCCAAGCGCACCCCTGATCATCCAACCAAGAGCCATGTGGTTGTGGCTAAGGATGGAGATGAGATTAAAACAATTCGTTTTGGACAACAAGGTGTTTCTGGTTCTCCTGATGGTAGCGCCCGAAACAAAGCTTTTAAAGCACGCCACGCTAAGAACATCGCCAAAGGCAAGATGAGTGCAGCGTATTGGGCAGACAAGGTTAAGTGGTGATTATGGAATACTGTCCTCTTCCGTTGCAAAACAACAAGCTCAACATCAAGAACCATAAGATCACCATCAAAGAACACGGTCTTGGGCCTGCTGATCCTCGTCAACCCAACACTGAGTTCTGGCAAGACAAGGCTCAGAAGTGGAATGTAACGGAAGGAGACGCTCGTGGACGTTTGTGCGCCAACTGCGAGCACTATCTTGAGACCACAAAGATCAAGGAATGTATTGATAACGGGCCTGCTAAAGACTTTAAAACCTCAATGGTAGATAAATCTTTAGTTGACATTGAGTCCAAACCTGTGGCATACTGTATGCTTTATCACATTACTTGCAGCCCTGTTCGTACTTGTGATGATCAAGAACCCGGCGGCCCTATTGATGATGTTAAATACAACGCCATCAAGCAAGCACAGGCGCTGAAAGATCAAGGCTTTGACTTTGAAGAGTTTGATGACCCATTTAAGGATTCAACATCATAATGGAAAACGAAAAAGAAAACCTATCCACGGAATTCGATGAACCTACCGAGTCTGACAAGGAACTGGTAAGTTTTATCGTTGAGCACACCACTCGCTGGCGTGATTATCGTGATTCTAACTATGCTGTTGCTTGGGACGAATACGAGCGTATCTTCCGTGGCAAGTGGAGCATGAACGATAAAACTCGTGAGTCTGAGCGTAGCCGTATCATCTCTCCCGCCACTCAGCAGGCTGTGGAAACCCGCCACGCTGAGATCATGGAAGCCATCTTTGGTCAAGGTGAATACTTTGACATTGAAGACGATATTCAGGATTTGAACGGTAATCCTTTAGATGTAGAAGCTATTAAAAAACAACTGTACGAAGATTTTGCCAAAGACAAGATCAAGAAGTCTATTGACCAGATTGAACTGCTTGCTGAAATCTACGGTACAGGCATTGGTGAAATTGTAGTTAATAAGAAAAAAGAGTATGTGCCTGCCACCATGCCGATTCCCGGCGTTGTGGGGCCTGCTGCTATTGGCGTACAGGAAAAAAACCGTATTGCGGTACAAGTAAAGCCTGTCAACCCTCGTAACTTTTTGATTGATCCTAACGCAGACAGCATTGATGATGCTCTAGGATGTGCAATTGAAAAGTATGTGTCGATTCACAAGGTTGTGGAAAACATTGAGCGAGGCGTTTATCGTAAAGTTGATATTTCTTCTACTTATGATGACACGGAGCTAGAGCCGACGCAAGACCTCATAAACTTCCAAGACGACAAGGTAAAACTAATGACCTATTATGGTCTGGTTCCCCGTGAGTATCTGGAAGGCGATGAGACTGAATACGAAGAGTTGTTCCCTGAAGGCTCTGAGGGGGACGAATACTGTAACCTAGTCGAAGCCATTGTGGTGATTGCTAACGACAGTATGTTGCTCAAAGCAGAAGCGAATCCTTACATGATGAAGGATCGTCCTGTGGTGGCTTATCAAGACGATACCGTTCCGGGTCGTTTTTGGGGCCGTGGAACCGTCGAGAAGGCTTACAATATGCAAAAGGCCATTGATGGTCAGTTGCGTGCTCATATGGACTCTGTGGCCCTTACAACGGCTCCTATGATCGCTATGGATGCTACTCGACTGCCTCGTGGCGCTAAGTTTGAGATCAAACCCGGTAAGTCTATTCTGACCAACGGTAATCCCAACGAAATCCTACAACCATTTAAGTTTGGTCAGACGGACGGAACTAATATCCAGACGGCTCAGAACTTTGAGCGTTTGTTGCTCCAAGCAACGGGAACTGTGGATGCGGCTGGTATGCCTTCCAACGTGCCTCGTGACGCTGGCGCTTCGGGTATGTCGATGGTATTGGCTGGTATCATCAAGAAGTACAAACGTACATTGAGCAACTTCCAAGAAGACTTCCTGATCCCGTTCATCGAGAAAGCTGCTTTCCGTTATATGCAGTTTGATCCTGAGCGCTATCCGTCGGTTGACATGAAGTTCATTCCCACGGCTACTTTGGGTATCATGGCTCGTGAGTATGAGCAACAACAATTGATTGCTTTGTTGCAGACCCTTGGCCCCGACACCCCTGTTTTGCCTGTGATCCTGAAAGGAATCCTCCAGAACTCGGGACTCTCCAACCGTGGCGAAATGATTGCTACGCTGGAACAGATGAGTCAGCCTAATCCTGAGCAACAACAGGCTCAGACGATGGCTATTCAACTTGATATGCAGATCAAGCAGGCTCAGGCAATGGAATTACAAGCCAAAGCCCAGAAAGAGCAAGCAGAGGCTCAAAAGGCCTCTATCGAGGCTCAATTGCTGCCTGAGAAGCACCAAGTTGACATTATCCAAGCCGCCGCAACGAATATTGACCGTTCTGATGACTTCGATAAACGCCTGAAATTGGCTGACAGGATGCTCAAAGAGCGTGAAATTAACCTTAAAGCAGCAGATATTGCTTCCAATGAGCGTATCGCTGGCTTACAAATGACTAGAAAACAGTAACAAAAGTGTTGACATCTAACATTTTTTATGTTAGTATCCACTATCTTTGTTAAATAGGTTCTCCGTATGGATAAAGAACTAGCGAAATACTACGAAAACGCATTTTCAATGATGTCCACTCAAGGGTGGGCCGACTTGATTGAAGATTTTACGGGTTTGAAAGAGAAGGTCAACGACCTGTCAACTGTCTCGGAGCCAAATGAACTGTACTTCCGAAAAGGCCAGTTAGACATCCTTGGTCTGATCCTTCAAAGACGTGAAATGTGTGACAAAGTTTACGAGGAGCTTACAAATGCCACGGCGGATGTTTGATTTCCTGTGTGGACAAGGGCACACAACTGAATCTTTAGTAGACACTGAAGAATTCAAAAGCACCTGTAAGGTGTGCGGTGAAGAGGCAAAGAGGATTATCTCTGCGCCTAGGGCCTATTTGGAGCCGTTTAGCGGTGCTTTTCCCGGCGCTTATCACGCTTGGAACCGCAAAAGGGCCGAGAAGATGGCACATGACCGCAAAAAGGCCGACTCGTAACTGAAAAACCAGCGAGTCATTTTTAAAATTATCCTAGAACCGTTTATACGGCAGGAAAGAGGTAGGTATGGCACTTATTGATAGCGTAAACGACGATTCCATTAGTGAAATCGAAGCAGAAGAACAGAAACAAGCCGAAGTAGAGCAACAAACTGAGGCGCAGCCTGAGAAACCAAAGACTCCTTCTAAGTATGAAGGCAAAAGTCTTGAGGAAATCATCCAGATGCACCAAGAGGCTGAAAAGCTCATTGGTCGTCAGGCACAAGAGGTTGGTGAAGTTCGCAAGCTTGCAGATCAGTTACTTAAACAGAATCTCGCCGCCAAGCAACCAGAGCCTGTCCCAGAAAAAGAAATTGACTTCTTCGAAGACCCTCAGAAGGCCATCGAAAAAGCAGTGGCAAATCATCCTTCAGTCGTAGCTGCTCAACAAGCAGCAATGCAGATGAAGGCAATGCAGACACAACAACAGTTGTCGGCTAAACATCCTGACTTCGCTCAAGTGGTTAGTGATCCTGAATTCCAGCAATGGGTTAAAGGCTCTCCGATTCGGTTGAATATGTTTGCTCTTGCTGATAGTCAGTATGATTTTGCTGCCGCTGACGAGCTTTTGAGCACCTTTAAACAGATTCGTTCTGTTAAAGCTCAGCAGACTACCGAAGCAGGTGAGAAGACTCTCAAAAAGAATCTTCAAGCAGCAGCGGTTGATGTTGGGGGTACTGGTGAATCGTCGAAGAAAGTTTATCGTCGTGCCGACCTCATCCGGCTCAAAATGAATGACCCTGCTCGATATGAGGCGCTCCAGCCTGAAATTATGGCTGCGTATGCTGAAGGGCGAGTCAAATAAATCAATGTAAACAATTCAAGGAGTTTCAAAAATGGCCCTCGGTTCTAATCACGTTACGGTAACTACCGCTGCAACTTTCATTCCTGAAGTTTGGAGCGATGAGATTGTTGCCGCTTATAAGAAAAACCTCGTTGCCGCCAACCTCATCAAAAAGATGAGCTTCAAAGGCAAAAAGGGTGACACCGTTCACATCCCCGCCCCCAACCGTGGCTCTGCTTCGGCTAAGTCGGCCAACACCCAAGTGACCCTGATCGCTGCTACCGAGTCTGAGAAGACCGTGAGCATCAACCAGCACTGGGAATACAGCCGCTTGATCGAAGACATCGTGGAAGCCCAAGCTCTGTCGAGCCTGCGTCAGTTCTACACTGATGACGCTGGTTACGCTCTGGCTCGTCAGGTTGACACCAGCCTGATCCGTCTGGGTCGTTCGACCAACGGTGGCGACGGCACTGCCGACTACACTGGCGCTTACTCTGGTGCTGACGGCACGACCGCCTACACTGGCACTGCTGGTGCTCTGACCGATGCGGCTATTCGTCGCACCATTCAGCGTCTGGATGACAACGATGTGCCCATGGACGGTCGTTTCCTGATCGTTCCCCCGAGCACCCGTAACACCCTGATGGGTATCGCTCGTTTCACCGAGCAAGCCTTCGTTGGCGAGCAAGGTGGTAACAACACCATCCGTAACGGCGAAATCGGCAATGTCTATGGCATTCCCGTGTTCGTGACCTCTAACGCTGATGCAGCCACCGACGGTGATCGCATTGTGCTGATGGGCCACAAGGACTTCGCAGTTCTGGTTGAGCAAATGGGCGTTCGTACCCAGACCCAGTACAAGCAAGAGTACCTCGGTACGCTGTTCACCGCTGACGTTCTGTACGGCGTTGGTGAGCTGCGTGACTTCGGCGCTATTGCTCTGGCTGTTCCCGCCTAATAACTACAATCAAGGCCCTTCGGGGCTTTAGCTTGCACCCCTAAGTCCCCTCTTCGGAGGGGCCTTTTTAAAAGTTTCATGTGAGTCTTTTAGAAAGGTAAACTCATGGTTAAGTTTAAATGTATTGCTTCTGGTAACGTTTTTGAGTTTGAATACGAAGTAGACATAGCGTCAATGCGTAAGCACCCGGAGTATGTTGAGGTAGCGGAAGAAAAAGAGGTTGAAAAAGTTAAAGAAGTTCAACCAACACGTAAATATCAACGAAAAAATGAAACCAACTGAAATTATTGCTGAAGATGCTAAAAGAAACGGAGTAGACCCTGCGCCTATTCTGGATAAAATGTCACGATCTATTAAATCAGGTAGTGGGATTCTTTTACAATCTGGCAATACTGTGTTGATTCTGCGTAGGTTTTCTAAGGGATTAGCTGAATTACATTTATTCACAACCGATTCTCCCATGACAATGATTAAAGCTTTACGTGAGTTTATCGCTAAAATAAAGCAATCTGATTTGACTGCTGTGTATGGAAAAGCAGATAACGAACAAATACTACAAGTTCTCAGAAGCCTTGGAGTCAATGTGCAAGAATCAGATATTCCCGGATACAACTGGAAAGCATTGGTGTAAAGGATAAAACATGGGTGCAGTAAGTTCAGTTGTTGAAACGGTAGCAGATGTTGTTTCAAGCACAGTAGAAACTGTTGCTGATGTTGGGTCTACTATTGATGATGCTGTCAATGATGTAGTTCCGGGAGGATGGGCGACTGTAACAAATGTGGTTCTTCCCGGTTCTGGCGCAGTGCTTGCTGCCGCAAAAACACTAGATGAAGGCGGAAGCATTGGAGATGCGCTAACTAATGCAGCTATTCAGTATGGTGTGGGTCAAGTAATTCAAGGAGCAGGCGCAGACACGACTGGTTTAGATATGGGAGAAACAATCCCCACTACGCCTAGTCAGTTAGAGGGTTTGTTCTCTGGTGGAAATACTTTTATTCCCCCTACCCCTATAGAGTTTGTTCCGCCAAGCGTTGAAACTCCAATAAATGTAAGTGGCATTGATGTTGGTGAGGTTATCCCAACAACGCCTGTTCAATTAGAAGGACTATATCCAACTGAAGGTCTTTTTTCTTCTTCAGTTCCCGTTTCTTCTATAAATGATGTGATTACTCCGCCAACAAATGTGGCGTTAGATGCTGAATTTATTGCTGCTGATGCTACTCAATTAGCAGGTCAGGGGTTAAACCAAGCGGCTATCGAGCAAAACCTTCTTGCTTCCGGGGTTGATTCTTTGGTCGCTGCTGATGCGGCTCAGTTGGCTCTACAAGGTATTGGTCAAGAGCAAATGAGTGGACTGCTAACGCAAAGCGCTGGTGAAGGTGCTCAGACCTTGTTTACTGGCCCTAGCATCACCACTCCTGCTCCTACTTCGCCAGCAGTCCCAGAAACCCCTCCTCCGGCTTCTCCGGGAATGTCGGCTTCTGATATTGCTTTGCTTGCTAAAGGACTGCTAGGTATTGGTATATCTGCTGGTTCAGGCGCCCTAAGCGGAGGAGGTTTAGTGACTCTTCCTACTCCGTCTAATCGTGCTGGCGTTTCTTCAGGTTCTGCTAATTACTCACCTGAGTATTATCAACAGTTGCAACAATATTACAACGCTTATATGCCTGAGCAGCCGAAAGATGTAGCTACTCCGTTACAGCAATGGTATGAAACTAAATTTGTTCCTGACACTTCTGTGACAGGTAAATTGTTTGGAGTCTGACGATGGCTATTTATCGTGGCCCCGGTGGAGCAGGAGACGCTACTGATGATGCGGCCTCACAAGCGGCATTAGTTATCATCAAAGTGGCTGAAGCCACTGCTGCAGCAACAAGTGCTTCTAATAGCGCTTCTTCGGCAAGTAACAGTGCTGCTACTGCTACGACTCAAGCAGCTCTAGCGGCTTCTGCTCGTACAGCAGCACAAGGATACGCCAATGACGCTTCTACGAGTGCTTCTAACGCAAGTTCAAGTGCATCAAGCGCTTCAACAAGTGCTTCCAATGCCTCAACGAGTGCAACTAATGCTGCTTCTAGTGCTTCTACGGCTGCTTCAAGTGCGACTGACGCAGTAGCCAGCGCTAATCTTGCTAATGATTGGGCAACGAAGACTACAGGCCCGGTAGCAGGCGGAGAGTATTCAGCTAAGTATCATGCTTCAGCGGCCTCTAGCAGTGCCTCTAATGCGTCTACAAGTGCTTCTAATGCTGCTTCTAGCGCCTCTGATGCAGCCTCTAGTGCCTCTAGTGCTTCCAGCAGTGCCTCTAGCGCTTCTAGTAGTGCTTCTACGGCTACCACAAAGGCTTCTGAAGCTGCCACGAGTGCTACAAACGCAGCCAACAGCGCCTCCAGTGCGTCTACTAGCGCCTCTGATGCTGCTTCCAGTGCTTCTAGCGCCTCATCGAGTGCTTCAAGTGCCTCTAGTAGCGCCACAACGGCTACAACTAAGGCTTCTGAGGCTTCTGCCAGTGCAAGTGCAGCGTCTACCAGCGCCAGCAACGCAGCCTCTAGTGCCTCTAGTGCATCGACCAGCGCCAGTAATGCCGCTTCTAGCGCTTCTAGTGCGTCCACTAGTGCCACCAATGCTGCTAATAGCGCCACAGATGCAGCCAATAGTGCTGCTGCGGCTGCTGCGGTGATTCCTTCGCAGACTGGTAACTCTGGCAAGTTTCTAAAGACTAACGGAACCAACGCTTCTTGGGATACAGCAGTCACTAGCGTGAATGTGTCAGTTCCGACTGGTTTGTCTGTCTCTGGTGGGCCTATTACCAGCACAGGCACTATTGCAATTTCTCTCCAAAGCGGGTATAGTATACCCTCTACTACCAGTCAAAGCAACTGGGATACTGCCTATAGTTGGGGAAACCATGCTTTAGCTGGATATGCAAGCACTTCCGGCTCTTATTCTAATCCGTCTTGGATCACTTCTTTGGATGGCTCTAAAATCACTGGAACCGTTGATGGCGGTACTTTCTGAGGTAACACATGGCAACTAAAATCATTACCAAAAACAGTTCTACGGCTTCTGCGGCTCCTTTGGCGGCAGACCTTTCTGCTGGTGAACTGGCAATTAACACCAATGACGGTAAGCTGTTCTATAAAGACAGCGGAGGCACTGTAAGGACTCTGGCAAGCAAGGACGCTGCTTCTGGCTCTTTCGCTACTTTGTCGGCTTCTGGTAACGCTACTGTTGGTGGAACTCTTGGAGTCACTGGAGCCACTACGCTTTCTTCCACTCTGGCTGTTACTGGCACAACCACTCTGACGGGTGCTGCCACTCTTACCGCCAACCCCACTCTGTCGGCTGGCACAGCCAACGGGGTTCTGTATCTCAATGGCTCTAAAGTTGC